GGAAGGTTGGACAAGATGCGTGATGCACTGCCATGCTGGGCGGTGTTCCGGGAAGGGCATGTAACCGCATCAGGCGACGTGTCGGCCTGCTGCTTCGATACGCATGAACGATGGGTGATGGGAAACCTTGCCGATACCGACTTCATGACGATCTGGAACAATGAGAAGTTCCAGACATTACGAGCCGCCCATCTTCGCAAGGACGTAACCGGAACGCCGTGCGAGCATTGCGCCGTAGGATAAAGGATAGGCTATGTCAGTCACTTTCACCAGAACCAGAAACCAACTAGCCGCGATGGTGCTGCGGAAGCTCGGCTATTCGGACGAGGAAACGGAAACCGCTGGTGACTTGACTATCGTCTATGAGGCGATTGACTTGCGGCTCAAGGAGATTCACCGCCTTGGCGTGTTCTGGCCGAAAGTGACCAAGACGCCGGTATCGTTCAGCTTGGCCGCTGGTATCAGCACGGCAAGCGCATCGGTTGACATCGCCTATCCTATCTCCATGACGGTGATTGAGAACGCCGAGGACATGCCGGTTAGCATCATCGACGTGCGCCAGTATGCCGAGATTCAGGACAAGGCTGAGACGGGAACGCCAGTCAAGGCACTATGGAAGGGAAGCGCAGAGTTCGTGTTCTGGCCTGTGCCGGTATCGAACACCACGGCAAAGCTGACCTACGAGCGCATCGCTGACGACACTTCGGCATCGGCTAGTGTGGATGTGCAGGCATCAATGCTGCGCTGGCTGAAGGATATGATCGCTTATGACTTGGGCGACGACTTCAGCGTGCCAGAGCAGAAGATGCGCCGGTTCGCAGCGGAAGCTGACAAGGCTGAGAAGAACATTCGCAAGCTTGCCGTGCAGCATGTGGATTACGGGCCTGTCTATGTCGATGACTTCGACGGGCGCAGACCAACCAATACGCGGCAGACGGACTACTGACGTGCGACTTCAGCTTGCAACCATTCTTCGATCCAGAGATGGCACGGTATCCAAGGACTCCGGCTTAATCAACGCCTACGCTGAGGTCGAGAACCCGAACATCTGCTACAAGCGGGCTGGCGCGGATGAGTATTTGAATTTGCAGTCTTTCGGAACGACTCCTTGGGCTGCTCAGGGGCTATTCAATTACGGCGGTGACATCTATTCCGTGGTTGACGATGTGCTTATCAAGAACGCTTCCACGTCATACGCGACATGAGACACGCACTTATCACTCCGATGGCTTCCCGCGACGGCTCAGTCGACAAAGACGAGAAGCTGGTGAATTGCTACGGAGAGCAAGACCCCGTAACGAAGGAGACTTTCGTATTCAAGCGCGCCGGAATCGACGAGGGTGATGCGGTAATCACTGGGAACGATTTCTACGGGCAGGGCGCTTTCAGCTACGGCGACGATTTGTTCGTCATCATTGACGACATACTGTTCAAGTGGGATTACGTTGGCGGGCTGGATTACGGTGGTGATTGGGTCTATGTATTCGGAAGCCAGAGTGGTGCTGGTGGTGCTGGTGGCGGCGGGTATTACGTAGAAGGAAACACTCAGGATTACGATATCTCAGTCACTTACGATGTTGGAGATTCAGTTATTTACGAGGGGGTAAAGTATTACAACCATATTGCAGGCTCCGGGGTAACACCGGGCAGCGATGCCTATACATGGAGCGAAACGCCACAAGGGGCGCATACGTATTCATGCAATTACAACTCGTATGCGGGGCCTGTGTGTGCAAGCCAGGACGCCGCCGCTTTTGCCGCTTACAACTTAGACCCGGCCCACTCATGCGCTACCAAAAATACTATCACTCCGCCAAATTACGGGATTTGGTCAACAGATTGGTACAGGGTTGACAATTTGGTTTATGCCTCGCAATGGGTCACATTTAATAACTGCGGATCAACGTTAAATGCAGGCGTTGTCCAATACGGAACTATTACGCAGGTAACATAAATGCCAGTCACAGTAGCCAACCTTCCTTTCGATTTCGTCAAAGCAAACACCGCCTCGGGCGCGGCTGGCTTTGTCATGAAATCCACGCGGGATGCGTACTATTTCGACGCAGGGGTGCTTACGAAAATCACTGACGTTGACTATCCCGATCCGACTGTTCCCGGCGTTGAATATTTGGACGGGTATTTTTTCGTAATGAATGCGGATGGGGAAATTTACAACTCAGACTTGGAAGACCCGTCAAGCTGGAATGCGCTCAACTTCCTTACCGCTGAATTCGATTCTGACTCTGGCGTTGCGTTGGCGAAACACCAGAACTACATCGTTGCGTTGAAGGATTACACGACCGAACTTTTCTACGATGCGGCGAACGCGACAGGATCACCGCTTGCGAGGTTCAGCAATACCGCCATCCAGATCGGTTGCGCGCATGGGCGCAGTGTGGCAAAGATAGACGGCGGGCTGGTGTTCATATCGCGCACCAAGTCAGAGGGCCGCAGCGTACATTACTTCGCACCGGAAAGCCTTAGCCCGAAGGAAATAGCGAATGAGGACGTGCAGCGCATCCTAGGTGCCGCGACGCTTACCACAGTCTATTCCTACGGGATCAAGATTGACGGACACCCGCTATACGTCCTGACGCTGAAAGATGACAACATTACGCTTGTTTTCGACTTCGCAACCGGCCTTTGGTCGCAATGGACATATAGGGCGGCTGCGTCTCCGATAACCCTGACTAGCCTTACTCAGGCAGACGGTACGGCAACGGCAACAAAAACAAGCCACGGCTACAGCGACGGTGATGTGGTAACTATAGCAGGAGCGACGCCTAGCGGGTACAACGGAACATTCAACATCACCAAGGTTGATGCCAACGTATTTACCTATCCGGTTTCCAGCGCGTTAAGCACTCCGGCAACAGGAACCATCACGGCAACAGGAACGACGGAAACCTATTTCCCGTTCGTCTATTTCACGGCGAATGGCGGCAATAACTACCTTCTCCATGAGACGAACGGGAAGGTGTATCACTTCGATCCGGCATACACGGACGACGATGGACAGTATATCGACGTGAAAGTCCGTACAACACGATTCGACGGCGGGAATACAGATGCGAAAACCATCGGACAGGTGACGATTGTGGCCGACAGGGTGGCGGGTAGTTTGTTGATGCGATGGACTGATGACGACTATCAGACGTACTCAAAATACCGTAAGATATCAATAGATTTGGAGAGGCCGCGCTATCGTAGGCTCGGCAGGTTCAGCCGCAGGGCGATGGAGTTTCGTTATACCGACAGTACGCGCTTGCGGCTTAGTGCGATTGACATTGAGGTTGGTTAGGATTATGGAAAAGTACAGGACGCGCAGGTTAGGGAATTTTTCCCGTCGCGCATTTGAAATTCTCCATGTGAAGTATGCGAATTTCCGCATGGAGGCTTTGGAAGTGGAAGGAGGTTGAGATGGCTTATAGCGACATGATTTCTAATTTTCTTGGCTCACGGCAACCTGTCAATTATAACTTTTCGATTGCTGGCGATGCGGTTGCGAATCGGAATAATGCGAATCTGAATTACGCTTCAAATAGAGCCGATCAGATGCGCGAAATCGAATGGGCCAACCAGCAGCGCATGTCCGACCCATCCTATTGGGCGCAAGCATTCGGTATGGGTAGCGGCTCTGGTGGTGGTGGCGTAGGTGCGCCGCAGTATCAGGACACCGCAGCGCAATACCGCACTCGCCTGAACACGCTGATGGATAACCCTGACTCAATTGCGAATACGGGAGCGTACAAGTTCGCATTCCAGCAAGGCAACGAGGCGGTCAACCGCAACCTTGCCGCACGCGGATTGCTTAAGAGCGGCAACCGCCTGGCTGAGCTTACCAAGTTCGGCCAAGGACTTGCGTCGCAGCAGTACGGTGCGGAGTTTGACCGCATGGCCAACCTGACGAACGCCACACGTGCAGGCGATATCAGCAAGTATGGCGCTGACGCAAACCTGTACGGGACTGAGTTGCAGGGACAGAATCAGCTTAAGGCGCTGATGATGAAGTCGGCTCTTGACATGCAGAAACGGTATATGCCGCCCGGAGTGTT